CCACTTCATAAGTATTATCTGTCATTAAAAACTAGTGGCACAACCAATCTATCTAATCTAGGTCTTAAGACAAATGTCTTCCCTGTTGATGAAGTAAAAGCAGGAAAGATTACTACTGCTAATGGTATTGCATTAATGAAAACTTTTGGATTAGATGAAGCAACATTCTGTGCAACCTTTAATGAATTTCAATCAGGCAATAAAAATTATAAAGTATTAGACAATTCTCCAAGTTATAATAAACCTTTACTTCAAGAATTAATTAAAGGATCTCTTGGTTATGGATATCATTATGTTCATCTAAACAAAGGTAAGATCAAACATATGGAGATTACTGAAAGATTTTTGAATCAAGCAGCTAACGTTACTAATGTTAGAGTCTCGTATGGTGGTGAAACAGGTGGAGCAAAAAGAGTAAACATTCATATGACTACACCTCTCTTGGATATGACATTTAATATTAGAAATACTTCTGATAGAGGAACTACTGCTGATCCAGATCGTGTATATCCAGACAAATTACAATCTGGATATAAAATGAAAGGAGAAAGTATAGAAACTGTGTTTCAAGATTAATGGCAAACGTTAAACAGTTAAAACATCTAGAACATCTTGAAGATGAAATGCTTAACTATGGTGTTGAGGGTTGTAAAGCTGCTGTATCTTTTTTAAAAGAGTTACGCAAAATGCTTGGATGTGATAACAGTACAGGTTTCATGCAAACAAAATGGGATGGAGCACCATCAGTTATATGTGGCACTGATCCTAACAGTGGTATGTTTTTTGTGGGGACTAAATCTGTCTTTGCAAAAACACCAAAGATTTGCTACACAGATTTTGATGTAGACCTATATTATGAAGGTGATCTTGCAGAGAAACTTAAGTTCTCTTTGAAATATTTTTCTGGTCTAGGTATCAGAGGTATTGTGCAAGGAGATCTTCTCTTTACTAATTCTACTTTAAGGACAGAAACAATTCATGGTGAAAGACTTTACACATTCAGACCTAATACGATTACCTATGCTATTCCTGTGCATCATCCTATTGGACAAGCAGCGAGCAGAGCGAAGATCGGCGTAGTATTCCACACACATTATACTGGTGATGACTTTCAATCTATGCAAGCTCTAGCAGGTGCAAATGTAAATGGGTCAACTGATGCTCTTGTCATAAAAAACGATACACCCATGGATCGTGTTGGATTGAGTCATGCAGAAGAAACAAAATTTGATGCGTATGTGGCAAACATTGAACGTATGTGTAAGGTATGTGGTGATTTTTTAGATGAGTTAGTAGGTGCTAGTGGTACTACAGGTGATGCTAAGTTTCATATATCATCTTATCTAAAACAGTTCTTTAATAATGAAATTAAAAATGCTCGTAGTATTACTAATGTAGATAAAGCATTGATTGAACTAGGAAATTTTTATCATGCAAAGATGAGTAAGGAACTTGAGAAGATCAAAACTCCTACAAACTTAGTTAGTAAACGTAATCTAGTATATAATAGTGAAAATTATCTTGTTAATAACTCATCTAAGTTTAAATCTATGCTATCTCTGTACAAAGAGTTACAGGAAGTGAAGCAAATGGTTATAGATAAACTTGATCATCTAGAAGAATTCAGAACTTTTGTTCAAACGGAGAAAGGATATAAGGTCACAACTCCCGAAGGATATGTTCTTCATAAGGATGGAGACATGATCAAGTTCGTTAACCGTCTTGAGTTCGCATACAATAACTTCACTCTTCAAAAGCAATGGCGTTAGACGGAAAGGTTTGTTACTTTACATTTGGTAGGTTTCAACCTCCAACTACAGGTCATAAGGAAAACTTTGACGGTGTGAAACGTGCTGCTGGTAATAATGATTATCGTATATACATTTCACAGACTGTAGATACTAAAGGAACTAATCCTCTATTGCCTAATAGAAAGTTATTCTATATGAACAAGATGTTTCCAATGCATCGTGGCAAGATATATTCAGGTCCTAAACAACCAGTAGCTATTTTACAGGATCTTATGTTGGCAGGATATGATGAGGTTGTATTTTTAGTAGGTTCTGACAGGGTTTCTGCCATGCAGTTCCTTCATAAATATAATGGAAAAGATTTTTCTTTTAGGAAGATTGATATAAAATCTTCTGGAAGTAGAGATGCTGATGGTGATACCTTCGCTGTCTCAGGAACAAAAATGCGTCGTGCAGCATACGCTGGTGACTTTAAAACATTTCGTTCTGGCATACCTAGAACATTAAATGATAATGATTGCCGTGCTCTCATGGTTGAGATTGCAGCAAACTTGCCAAAAAATTTTAAATGAAGGATTTTAAAAAGTTACGTGAAGAAGCACTGCGACAACAACAACGTCAAGCAGAGGTTTTTAAAGAAGGTGATGCAGTTATGTCTGCTCGTACAGGAGACAAAGGACGCATCCATAGAGTAGGTGGTAACTACGCTATTGTCATTACAGACGATGGAAATATGTTACGTGAATGGATAAAAAATATTAGAACTATAAATAATACGAGAAGAACTTCCCTTTTGAACGATGAAGAAACCAGATCCAATTAATAAAGTACATAATAACGACCAGTTTTCATCAGGATTGATGGAACAGTATGGTAAGTGGATGGGTGGCGATTGCTTCCAGAACACTGAGATGCCTGACATTCATGAAGCTCCATTTGATGGTATGGATCCACAGTCTAATGGTGCTGAAATTGAACAGACTTCAATTAAGAAGAAAGAAGTAAAGAAGCCATCTGCTAAAGCGCAACTCGCTGCTAACGAAGAGTACGAAGTATTAGAACGTGAAGAGTTTGAACTCAATGGCGAAATTTGGATTCTAGAAAAAAGACTTTATGCTGTAGAAGGTAGCATGGAAACAGCACGTAAGAATGTTGGTGCTTCTACATGTTGGAAAGGATATAAAGCAAAAGGAACTAAGATGAAGGGAGGAAAGTCAGTTCCTAATTGTGTTAAAGCAGGTGATGAGTTGACTCATGACGGTGAAGAATTAGAAGAAGGAAAGAAAGGTCTTTATGATAACATCCACGCTAAGAGAAAAAGAGGAGAGTCTCCTGCAAAACCTGGTGATAAAGGATATCCTGCTAAAGACGCATTTAAAAAAGCAGCAGAGTCAGTGGAACATGTAACAGAGAAAAAGTTAGATCCAGTTGGTAAAGAAGATAAAGATATAGACAATGATGGTGATCATGATAAGTCAGATAAGTACCTAATTGCTAGACGCAAGAAGGTCAGCAAGATCCTTGCAATGAAGAAAAAATGAAACCTTTCAAACAATTCCGAGAGGAATGTGATTGCAAGGACAAAGAACGAAAGACTAAATCTAAAAAGAAAAGTCAAGTAGAAGTCATGCCTCGTATTCCTGATGCTCAAAAAGGAATGACCACAAATGTAAATAATGAGTCAAGAGATTATGTCACAGAAAAGTCAGTCTCAAAGTCCCAACAAAGATTCTTCGGGATGGTTAGACAAGCTCAAAAAACGGGTGAGAAAAAAGCTACCTCACCTGAGGTTGCCAGAGTTGCTTCCAGCATAAAGATGAAGGATGCAAAAAAGTTTGCATCTACTAAACATAAAGGGTTACCAGAGAAGAAAGTAAAGAAAGAATCATTTGAGTCTGGTGTAATGAAAGCGAGGAGATATCATAGAGTAGGAAAACTCATGTCCTTCAAGGATTTTATGAAGATCATGGGTGATATTTTAGGGGAGTGGGAAAAGTAATAAATAGAAGAACACACTATGGAATATTACCATGTTTTCTTTTTTACTTCCACTTGCGACAAAAATAATTACAGACGCAGTAAGCAAGATTCCTGACAATGAGGAACTTGGAGAAAAATTAATCGACATTTGCTTAGTCATCTTAGGTAAGGCAGTTAAACTGACCAAGACTGATATGGATGATAAACTACTTGAGACTGTCAAGGCTGCTATAGCAACCAAAGAATAGTCCCTTTTTATAAATAAACCTTAGAACAATAAAAGATTAGAGAAAAAGATGTCACTTATTGGAACAACGGATGCAGCTGCATTCTCAAGTACTATTGCTGTCGTTAATGGCGATGCCACAGTAACAAAGGCTGCTGGCGACTCTGTTGTCGGTGGTGATGTACTTCAAATTGATGGTGTTAACTACATTGTTAAGACCGTTACTAGTGATACTAGTATTGAACTACACAAAGTATACGCAGGAGCAACAGCAACAGTTCTTGCTGCTAATGTAATTAAAAGAACTCCTCCAAAACAGGTTGCAGAATTTGTAATCCTAGGTGGAGACTCTAATAGTTATGAGTTGATTTTTGCTGATTCTACTGAGGGTTCTCTTGCTGAGAGTAAGTCTCGTGGAATTAAAAATCCTGGTTGGTGGTTGTATAGAACATATACAGATCACTATGGTGCCACACGTCATAAGGCAGAATGCATAGCAGCTATGTCTGTTGCTGCTGGTACATCTGGTGACGCATCTGATGATACCATTGCTGCTGAAGTTGCATCTGCTGTAACTATCACATCACAACCTGGCAACTCTGCTTCATCTTCTGGTGCTGGTACATTTGCTGTTGCAACAAGCACAACAGGAACACCTGGCACACTTGCATACGTATGGCAGAGACAGAAGGCTGGTACTAAGCGTTGGGTTAACATCACTGCATCACTTGATACAGGTATCACATACGCTGACTTCACTACTGCAACTCTTGCATACAGTGGACTTGGTGGTGCTACATTAGATGGTCAAAACTACAGAGTTAAGATCACATCTGCTAATGGTACTGAAGAAGTTATCTCTAACGGAGCAGGAACTCTAACATTCGGATCATAATATGATATGAATATTGTTGAATTGAACCATGAAAATTGGTTATTCTTTGCTATTAAACATTATAATAACCCGTTGTCCGTTACTTACTCAGACTTTGAAGAAGACTTGAAGAGATTTAAGTACATTAAAAGACTACTGAGAAGGTACGAGACAACGGGTGAGTTGAAGACTCACTTGATACTTAATCATGTGATAGTATTATATAATGTCTTTGATGATGCAGCAACACCGCTGCTATTTTATAGAGTAGAAGCAACATATTGGTCTATTATTAAGGCATTTATGTTATTTCTAAATAGATTGCCACCTAAACTTAACGAGGATGTTGACGAGGAATGTCTAAAACAACTGAATCTAATATGAATGAGATGATTAACTCTGCTGGTGATGGTTCTGGATTACAGTTACCTCCCGCATTTGTCATGGTGAATCCTAGGCAACATCGTAAGTATAAGAAAAATAATGAGACAGTGGATGGTCGTACCAAAGGTGCTAAAGATCTCTTCTCCCGTATACAACGCAGAAAAATGACTGGAACAAAAAAAGAACATACCGAAATTGAATCTCCTATCACTGAAGTAGTGTCTTCTGAGACAGAGAGAGCACAAAAACAGATTGGTCAGATCAAAAAACTGAACCGTCAAAAAGATTTGCAGAAAAAGCGTGGTGAAGCTAAGCAAAAAATGGTCAACAAGACCAAAGAGATGGATGTTCTTATGAAAGCAAGACTATCTGATTTCAAAAAGAAAGCATCATCTCAACAGAAAAAACTAAAACGTAATAATGAGGAAA